TGTTTTAAACATAGTGTACGAATTCATACTAGGGTCAAACACAAAGTTAACACTAGGATATTCAACAGGTGTTGTTTCCGAATAAGGCAAGGACAACCACACGCGACGACCAATCCACGAAACACTAATAGAATTTTCAGAAGCCGTATTAATACGACCCAAATCAAACAATGGTCGTAACGGTTGAAAAATGTCCACGACACTATTGCCGTTAGTATAAAACAAACCGTGGTTGCTACTAAAAAAATAAACACCTGAATCCGAAGCAGCCAAAGCGTGATGAGATGAACAACCAAGTTGTTCACTTAATGCAACTACACGAAAATCATTATAGTCATAACCATAAATAGCGTAAATTGCTGATTGTTTAAAAACAAGCAGCACACCATTAACAGACACAATTGCTATAATAGAAGGTCCACCACCTTGAATATCAATATGGTCCTCTTCAACCCAGTTTTCAGGTAGCGACTCATCAGAAAAACGAACCCGATTAGGATAACTAACTCCACCCTCAACAGTGTTAGCAGCCCACATTTTATTGGCGTGAACAGCAATATGTTCACACTGTGGAAATTTACCAGCAGAAGCACTACTGCGTGTCTGCCAAGCGTTAGGAGCAGTACCAGAACGAGTTAAGTTAGTAGCATAAGTGGCTACACCATCCCATTTGTATGCACCAGCAGTAGAACTAGAACCAAGCGACATATAAAGATTATTACCCCAAGAAGCAAAACAAACACCGTGAGGAGAAGTAGAAACAATAGGAACACCACTGGAAACATCAAGACGAGTAAAATCAGCACCAGTAGATTTAAACACATTATGATTATTTGACATCATAATATGATGTGTAGAACTATAAAAAGAATGCAATTTATCTGGTTCCCAAGTACCAGCCACATTAGCAGGGTTAATACGGGTCATACCACCACGACTAAAAACACCACCTCTAGGGTCAACTTCAACATTTAACATTTCAGGAGACTCATTATTAGCCAACTGAAACTGGTCAGAACGCAAATTCAATCCACCAGTAAAATCTTTCTGCTCAAAAATTTGAATCTGAGCCATTTACAAACCCCAATTAGAACGGCTATTACCCAAAGAGCGAATCCAACCATTATAGGTAGGTCGGTTCTCGGTTTGACCAGCGTTCAAACGCATAAGGTTATGACTATTAGGTGTCGTCGCATTCTTAACAGCCAAAGCCACACCCTCATCAAAAGCACCCTTATACATTTGAGCCATAGCAGTATCTTCAAGTTGCTGATACACACGACTGCACGCATAATAAACAAGAGGGAAATGCAAACTAGGAATAGCATCAACATCGCCACCCTCGGTTTGCCAATCCAACGGCTCACGATAACCACGAGCAACCAAAGTCCGAACATTGTTCGGCTTTGGATACAAATGAATAGACCCACCCCACAAAGCATAAAACAAAGGGTCAGCATTAGTGTCGTACGAACCAGTATAGGTTTGCTCAGCCATATCAAAGCCAATCATATCCATACGGTAACCAGTACCACGATTATCTATAATGCTAGAAATTTGCCCCATAGGTTCATCAGTTAGCGTGGACAATTCATACGCACGAACACCAGTACGGGTACTGAACTCAAACGAATACTCAAGAAACGACCAACGCTTCTCAGTATCCAAAATACGGTAGTAACCATCACGAATATACAAATCCAACAAAGAATCCGACAAATCAGTAGAATCCAAATCAGTTATAGAACGAACGGCAGACCGAATATCGGCTGCCGTCATAGCCTTATACGCCATCCTTCACCACTTTCTTAGACGAACGAAGATGCCCCATACACAACACCTCATCCTTCACACGCATACCCTCACAAGTATCCTCTTTAGCCGAACACTTATTACCACGCCCCAAATAAGGACCAGAAGCAGCAGCCAAAGTAGAATTCTCACCCTCACCAGCAGGGCGTTGACCATAAACAGGTTCCCCATACAACGAATGTGCAGGAATAGAACCAACAAGGGCGTGCGAAGAAATAGAACCAGAATTACTCATACTAATAAGTAATTTGTTCTATTTAACACCAACCCTCTGTCTAGCCTTGGCTTTAGAAAGGGCAGATTTAATAGCATCATACTCAGCCTTACGAGCAGCAGCACCACCCGACGGCTTCTTAGGACTCTTAGGCTTCTTAGCAGCCACACCACCAGCAGGAGGAGGAGGCTTACGCTTCCCACCCTTTGGCTTCTGTCCACGCCCAAACTTATTCATATCGGCACGAATCTCAGCCTTAAGTGCATCAGCCTCGTAAGACGCTTTAGACGGCTTAGGAGGGCGCATAGTAGCCTTACGAGGGGGTTGAATAATAGACCCACGAACATTAGATGGCTCTACAGCCGAACCCCTTGGGCGAGGCGTAGGGGCATCACCAGTACGACGAAGAATCTGATTAGCACGCCTCTGCGCTGCACGCTGCTCAGCAGCAGTTTGCGCCATAGTTTTACCCTTAGGAATATAATCCCTTTTAGGTCTAGAAGGCTTGGACAAAGTCTTTGGCTTCTTAGGTGACATACCAGCACTAGGCTTAGAAGTAGGAACATTAGACTGTGGTTTAACTTTGGGTTTTGGTTTTGCTTTAGTTACGGCAGCACCAGCCTTTTTGGCTGGTTTTGTAACAGGAGAAGTAGGGTATTTCAGATAAGAGTTAATTGGATATTGCTTATAATATTCCATACCTGCACGCTTAGTTGTCATACCTGACAGCATTTTTTTAGAGGTTTTAGCACCAAATTTTTTGGTTAAACTTTTTGCTAGTTTTGCAATATCATCAAGAGGGATGTTGATTGCTGGTTTCTTTGAAGCCATAATTACTTACCTTTTTTAGTTTTAGGTTTTGTAGTCACAGTTGGTTTCTTATTAGGCTTAACCTTGTTTAAAGTAGCCAATGTAGCCTTGTTGGCAGCATAATCTGCGCCACCAAACGCAGCACCAGCAGTAGCAGTTCGTGCTGCACCACGAGCAGCCTTAGTAGCAACCTTTGAAGTGCGAGTTACACTCTTACCAACTTTAACTACTTTTGAGGCTTGAGAAATCTTACTAAAAGGGACAAGCCAAGAGGCTGTTGTACCAGCAATAACGGCAGCATCTTTTTTGCTACCTTTACCTGAAACAACACGCTTAATTTCTTTACCAGCAAAAAAAGTATCTGTAACATCTTTAGATAAACCCTTGGAATTAAGAGGGTTAACATAGTTTGCTGCTTTTACAGCATTTTTTGCAATTTTAGAAGGAGAATTATTAGCCTTGATGAGTTTGTTGCCATAATATTTGCCAACAGTACCTGCGCCATTTAAAATGTCGCTGATACCTTGTGTTTGTACGGCAGGTTTACGCTTAGCCATTATTATTTCTTTTTAGGTGGGCGTGGAGGGCGTGGCACTGCTGTAGCAGCCATTGACCTTGCTTTTGCTTCTGCAAGTCTTTTTTCCAACTCTTTAGTTTGGGCTTTGGTCCTTGCAGGAGGGCGAGGAGGAGCAAGCCTGTCAGCCTTTGTTGCTTTTTGTGCTGCAATTTTGGCTATTGCTGCTTTTCGTTTTTCATTCTGTGCAGTAGTTAATCGGCTCTTAGTTGGAACAATAGGTGCATATGTAGTAGGCAAGCCAATGTCCCCTTTATTTTTCCGATAAAAATTAGATGTTTCAGTGCCAGATTGCATATTTTTGCGAAGTTTTTTCTCAGCAGAAGTGCTTTTTGCTTTTCCAACTTTACGAGAAATTACGCTTTTACCGTACACTTCTTTAACAGCACCAGCACGGCGTGCGTCACTTAAAGTTTTGTGTCGTTTAGCAATTACTGCAACTTCTTTATTTAAAGCATTCTTTTTTGTTGCACGAAAAACTTTCTTAGCAACAGGAATAAGAATATCATCTACAATGCCTTGTGAATGTAATCCACCAATTGCAGGTCCACGCTTAGCCATAATTATTTACTCCCTAGTTTACGATATTTACGGGCAACTTTGCTGGCTGTACCCAAAGAATCAGTTAGATTCTTTGGCTTTCTAAATGGTCCAGCATACATAGATGTGTTCAAAGAATCAGTAGAATTAAATCTTGCTGGTTTTTGTGCTTTTTCACGCAACTCTCGTGGCAAAATTTGTTTATCTCGTGGGGTTGCACGACCATTAGGTTTGCGTCTTGGCAAAATTTGTTTATCTCGTGGAGTTGCACGACCATCAGGTTTTGGTCTGCGTCCCAACAAAGTTTCTTTACCTCGTGAAGTTCTACCACCATCAGGTTTTGGTCTGCGTCCCAACAAAGTTTCTTTACCTCGTGAAGTTCTACCACCATTAGGTTTTGGTCGTCGTCCCAACAAACTTTTTTCATCATCATTATAAGCCATAATAATCTCCTAGCCTAGAAAGTTTCCGTGTGTATCTTGATGTTTACGCAACTTATTTCTTGCAGCACGCTTAGAAGCAGCATCAGGTGCATTCTGCATTCTAGCCTGAAGGTTCATTTGAGTTGCTTTCTTTGTAGCATTACCTTTTGCTCGTTGCGAACCAGCAAGATTTCCTTGACGAACAACCTTTTTAACTTCCTTTTTAGACATAGGAATCTCTTTACCACCACGACCTTTTTTGGTGCCTTTAGTAGCAGCAGCATCGCCAAGACGAGTAGCCCTCAAAGTTCTTTCTTGCGCTTTAATAACTTTCTTACCCATTTCACGCTGTGCAAGAATGCGTCTAGCAGCAGCAATCTCTTCAGCAACAGTTAACTTCTTAGAAGCAGCCTTACGAGGCTTTGTTGCCTTCTTAACAGGGGAACCATCCCAATTTTTGCCTTGCTTAGCCATACGCTGCATATGCTTATCAGCATCAGCAGAAATAGATTCTACTTCACGACGCTTAACTTTGCCACGAACAAGTTGCTGTTCCATCTTGCCTGCTTTGGTACGCATACCAGAAACAGCAGGGTTACCTTTTGATTCCAATTTGCTAACAATACGGTTTGCTTGAGTCTTTTTTGCTGGACCTTTAGCACCAGCCAAAGCCAACTTCAGCAATCTTGCAAGGTCATCACCAATAGGTAATTTAGGTTTACGAGCCATTATATAATCCTTAATATGTCAGACTAGGTGGGGGAAATACATCCCCCACCATTGTCCTCTTTGTTCTACTGCTAATTAAGCAGTCTTGGCTGTCAACTTGCCTTGCTTCTTACGGTTACGGATTGTAAGGTTACCGTAGCACATAATCAAAGCGTAGCGTGCATCCATATTTTCAGGGCGTACGAACTCCGTGTTGGAGAACCACTTACCTGAGTGACCCACAAGTGACATATACTTTGAGTTAACAAAGAACATATTGCCAGCAGGTGCGTGGACATCGTAAGTTACAGGCGCAGCCTTGAACAGCAAGTTCTGGAATCCAGCGTTTGCTGTCGCAGTGTCCGTGTAACGAACCTGTGGTTGCAGAAGTGACTCGTATTTCTCAAACAAAGTTTGAGTAGTAAGAACCATATCGGGATGGTCGTTACCGACTGATACAGTGTTGTAGGCTGTAGCCATTTGTGCGAGGGTCAAAGCACCAGCAGTGTTTTCCTCGTACGAACGCCACCAGTCATTATCCTGACCAGTTGCTGAGTTGATACCACCAACGGTGTTGCCTGATTCAATCAAGTTTCCAAGACCGTTCCAAGACTTACCTGAGTCTGTACCACCAGCACCAAGGGTGTCGGTTCCGTTACCAAAGAACATCTGGTTGAAACCTTCACGCATAGACTCTTCAGCCTGCATAATTTTGGCTTCAAGCAAGTTAATGATTTCCTGCTCACCGTTGTTCTTTGCCTCTTCAATACCAGAAATTGCAATGCTAGCAGCGTACTGCTTCCATTCAAATTCTGCTGCTGAAATACCACTTTGTGGTGTCAACGAAATCGTATCGTAACCAGAGTATGGAGCCACAGTTGAGTTCTGACCATAAATCAGAGGCTCAACAATCTTGGTACCACCATTAAGCATACGAATACGACCCTTGTTCATAAGGTGGTATGTAAGTGGGCGTGCTGTGAAGATGTTATCAGTCAACTGGTCACGATAGTTCGCAAGTGTTGTTGAAAGAAGGGCATCAAAGTTACTGTTTCCTGCTGGCATTTTATTTCCTCCTAGAAAATATTAAAAATTAGCGTTTAATTGTCTTTTAGCAATCATCCAAGCATCTGAAATATTAGTAATAGGTTCAACAGCATCAGTTGTAGTACTCGCAGTAGCCGAAGAGCCACCAGAAACTACACCAGCCTCACGCTTAGCCTCAACAACAGAATTTTCTTTCTGTTGTTTAATCTGTTGCGCTTGACTTTCCAACTCACGCTGCTTCATCATTTTATCAAAAGCCAGTTGCTTATATATTGCTTCTAAATCGGTTGAGTTACTGCGTAAAGCAGTCTGCACAACCTCATTTGTGTCAAAATCAGAATATCTAGCCTGCAAACGGGAAATTTCTTTCTCAATCTGCTGTTGAGACTGATACTCTTCAAACTGTGCCAAACGCTGGTCCAACTCACGGATTCTACGCTCACTAGGGTCCATATCCTCTTCATAGGAAGAGTCTATCAATTGCTGTGCTTGCCCTAAAGTTACGCCGTAATGACGGCTTAACAACTCTAGAGTGGCAACAGGGTCACTATCAAGTGCTGTCTGCAATGAACTAGCAAAATTGAGAGATTCTCTCTGCTGTGCTAATTCCTGCGTCTTGCGTGTATAATCTGCCTGTCGTTGATAACCAGCAATCGCCTCAGAAAGAGGAATATGCTGCTCCTCACCATCAAATTTTACAGGGACTCTATAATTAGAGTATTCTGCAACATCCAAAGATGGGCTATCATCTATATGACTATCCTCACTGGAACTAGTTGACCCTTCGGGTTCTACATCAGATATGGGTGCGAAATCTTCGCTCATTTTGTTTTTCTCCTAGAGTCCAAAAAAGGTTGCTCATACCTATAGGGAGGTTGTTCCCTATTGGGGTGGAAGTTGTCCTTGCATTGGAGGCATACCACCCGATTCGGGTGGCATACCTCCACCCATAGCCTCTGGAGGAGGTGGGGGTGCTTGGACAAACTTCTCAGGATTCTTAATATTAAAACCAACCTGAAGAACATAAGCAGCCAGTTCTTGCATATTGATAATGCCTGAACCAGCGAACGGTGCCATAGCATCCACAATCTGTAGAGCCGTTTGACGACGCTGTGCTTCGTTATGGGGTTGTGTTGAGCCACCAACTACTTCAAAGTCAAAGTCGCCTTCTAGGTATTCACGGTCAAATTCAACCCAAAACGGTTCACCGTCTTTACCCACAATACGGGCAACTTGCTTACCAGTCATAAATTGCTGAGCCAACATAAGCATACGGCGAGCAACCTCGCCAATACTTAACTCAACAATAGCCAATTTATCGGCAGTACGAGAGTTGGCAGCATCCTGAACAGCACTGATTTCTGTTGCTGTACGACGAATCTCAGGAATGCCACCATTCATAAACTCAGGCAAACCAGTAATACGGTTAATGTCGTTAGTAATCAAATCGGACTGACTATAGAATTCTGGGGGGCTGATAACAGCAGGGAATGCTGTTACCACGCCACCCAACGGTTCATCAGACACGACAGGCACCATAACATTATCATCATCAGATTCTAGGGCTGTACGACCAAATTGGTCAAACGCTGATTCTTTATAGAGATATTTACGAGAAAACTTCTTACGATGATTCATCATCTGCGTACGAGTTTCGTTCAGTTCCTTCTGTAACGGTTCAATCTGTTCAAGGTCGCCAATAGGGTAAAAGGCATCTGGAACATCATAGTTACGCAACATAACAAAAGGATGTCCAAACGCATACGGCATCTTCGTAGGTTTAATAAGGAACACTTCACTGTTCTCACTGAAAACACACATTGTCTTACTACGGATGTCATAATACTCCCATATTTCAGCATAACCATAATTTTTGTCGTAAACCTTACGCTGACTAGGGTCATCAGAATAACGACTAACAGCCATAATAGTCACATCTTCACGCGCAGTCTTGTTATAACGCTTATCGGACTTTACCTCGGCAATAGGGCGACGGATACGCTGTGCAATCCATTTAGCGTCGTGCATACTTGTAGCATCAGCATCAATAAACACATCAAAAGGGGACACCCGTTCTGCGAACGGAGAGTCCTGAGTTATGACAGAATTACTAGTAGATTCGCCACCAGCAACAGGGTCACTATAATCATCCTCAGTATTTTCATAGATTGCTCCCTCTTCAACAAACCTATAACCAGTTTTAATCCATCCGTGACCTACAATAAGTAGGTCTTTAACGGCACGACGAAACTCTTCACGAATATTACGGTACTTCCACCAGTAGTTAACCACAGCCTCAGCCACAACAGCATTAGGTGCATTCTCAGGTTTTTGTGCATTAACGGTAATCTTGGGGTAGTTCACAGCCACAGCAGGACCAATAACATTAATAGTGGAAAACGAAATGTTAATCAACATTCTGTCCTCGTCACTATAATGGTCATAATGCTTACCCTTGTAGATGTCAACAAGACGCTTCCAAGTAGCGTCGTGTCCTTCATCTTTACGCCACTTTCGTGATGTCTCAATATGTTGACGATATTGAGCAAGTATTTCCGATTGTGATTTACGAGCCATTATTTAACTGTACGACCAAAAGCAGCATCATTAGGGTTCAACCAGCGAACCACAGGAGGCAGAAAGGCTGCTGTAATGGCAGCCCAAATAGCCTTGGGAGAGGTTTCGCCAGCCAACACAACCGTCAGAACGGTTGCAGCAGATGA